CCGAGCAAGCGTTTAAGCCATATATCCCCAAAGGAAAGCGAACTGGCGACAACTGGCGCGAACCAGCCAGGGCCTGCTGGGATTGGTCGGACTCAGCCCAGATTGGAAACGGCTCGAAAAGGCTTTTCTCTCTACGCAGATTTGGTTGCCGAGTTTGCTAGCAAGTACATGAAGGTTGAGCTGATGGATTGGCAGCTCTACGCCATTGATGGTGTTTTTGAGGCTGAGCCTGATACCGGTGATCTAATCAATCGTGCAGCGCTTATTTCTGTTGCGCGTCAGAACGGTAAAACGGTTTTAGGTCAGGCGTGTATTGGGGCGTGGCTTACTTCTATTGCTAAGTTGCGTGGCAAGCCACAGACGGTGGTGAACTCGGCGCATGAGTTGTCGCTTGCTGTTCGCCAGTTTGAGGTGGTGGCCCCGATTTTGCAGGAGTATTTTGGGGCAACACTGAAGCGTGCGTATGGCCGTAACACTTGCGACATGCCTGATGGCTCACGGTGGCTTGTAAAGGCTGCAACACCCTCGGCTGGTATGGGTCTTAGCGCAGATTTTATTTGGGTGGACGAGGTGTACGCAGTTGAGGACAATGTGCTTGCCCATTCTCTTAGGCCAACAATGAAGGCACGCAACATGCGCACAGCTGGTGGCTCACCAATCATGCTGATGACTTCGACTGCCGGTACTGAGGCTTCCGTTGCAATGTTGCGCTACCGAGAACAAGGCCTACAACTAATTGATGATAAACGCCAGGGGCAGTTTTATTTTGCTGAGTGGTCGCCACCCCCAGGTGTAGATGTTATGGATACACGCTGGTGGGGTTGGGCTAATCCAGCGCTCGGTGTCACCCTCGAGTTGGAGTCTTTGCTGGCCGATGCTGAGCACCCTGACAGATCATCTTTCTTGCGTGGCTCTCTTAACCAGTTTGTCAATGCCGATGCTTGCTGGTTGCAACCTGGCGAATGGGAGCAGTGCATGTCTGATATCCCTGGGCCCGAGGGAGGCTGGATAGCCGTGGACACAAGTATTGATGGCTCAAGATATTCTGCTGTTCGCGCTGCCGTAGATGATGTAGGCGTTGCTCATATCACGGTGGAGTTTGTAGTTGGCTCTTTGCCTGAAATGCAGCAGGCTCTGCTGAAGGCCTGTGAAAATCCCTCAATCATGTTGGCTGTTACACCACCATTAGAAAACCATGTGCCACTCTCTTTAGAAAGGCGTAAAAAGGTAGTGGGCTATGGCGAACTAATGCGCTACACATCACTAGTCAAGGGCATGATCAACGATGGCAGACTTGTGCACCAGGGGCAACAAAACCTTGCTGAACAAATGAACAGGGCAGTAGCAGTCACCCAGCAGAACTCACTCGTGATTAGCAGTAAGCGTTCACCTGGCCCTGTCGAACTGGCACGACTTACCATTTTTGCAGCTGCTTTAGCGTCTCGACCAAAACAAGGTGGTAAGCCCATGCTCGTTGTGGTAAATCGCTAAGATTAGTTTTGGTGCTGCTCTGAGCTTTCTGTCGGGAATTGCTCAGGGCAGTGCCACCCCCCACTAAGAAAATGTGAGATAATCCCATCATGGCGCTATTCAACCGAGTCAATAAAGCAGCAATCTCACCTGCACCAGCGAAGGCTGCAGCTGCCGGTGGATACGCCAGTAACAACTCAATGATGAATCTGATAAATCAGAAATACACTTTTATTGAGGGCCCAGCACGCAACAGGGCCATGAGCGTGGCGACCATCTCACGCGCACGTGACCTTATGGCCTCAGTCATTTCATCAATGCCTCTCAAGATGTACAACGAGGTTTGGAATGAGGACAAAAAAGAGATGGAGCAAATCGATATTGCACCACGCTCCTGGATACGCCAACCTGACCCAAGCGTTACTTACAACTTCCTTATGGCTTGGACATTTGATGATTTATTTCACTTTGGAAGAGCCTTTTGGTTTTGTAGCGCCAGGACTCAAGATGGCTATCCCACGGCCTTTACACGTTTGCCAGCAGGTTCTGTAACTACTACTGATCAGGCTGGCCCTGTGTGGTTTGGCCCATCAAAAGAAGTTTATTTTCAAGGCCAGTTGATTGACCCTAAAGACCTAGTGCAATTCTTAAGCCCTATTCAGGGCATCATTTACATGTCTGAGCAGACCGTGGCCACAGCCTTGAAACTTGAAGCAGCACGCTATAGAAATGCTGAATCGTCAATACCTGCTGGTGTTTTGAAGCAAACAGGTGGCGAACCTTTGAGCGCCACCGAGCTTGCTGATCTAGCGTCAGCGTTCAACGCTGCACGCGCCACCAATCAGACAGCTGCACTCAACGAGTTTTTGAGCTACACCGAAACAACAGCAACCCCCGACAAAATGCTCCTAATCGATGCAGCCAACTACCAAGCGCTTGAATGTGCACGCCTCACAAATGTGCCCCCATACCTCGTGGGAGTCAGTACAGGCTCCTACTCGTACCAATCATCTGAGCAGGCCAGAGCAGACCTTTACATCTTTGGTGTCAAGGCCTACGCCGACTGCATCGCAGCAACTTTGAGCCAAAACAATGTTTTGCCTCGAGGAACTTATGTAAAGTTTGATGCAGATGAATACCTCATCGAGAATTACGCAGCCGACAAAATGGACAGCCCCGACATGCCCCAAGAAAACACCCAAGAGGAATTAGCATGATCAGGTTCAACGCCACAGCAATAAGCATCGATGCAGCAGCAGCCGATGGCACCCCAAGCAGAACCATCACCGGTATTGCAGCGCCCTATAACGTCACTGCAGTAGTGAGCGATGGGACAGAAATTATGCTGTCACCTGGCGCTTTACCTGTTGATGGCCCTAACCCAAAACTCTTTGTAGGCCACTCGGCTGACAAGGTAATTGGCACTGTCATTGCTCGAGAGGACACCCCAGAGGGCATGCTGTTTCAGGCCCGAGTTGCTAAGACCGTGCTTGGCGAGGAATCGCTACAGCTCGCTTTAGAGAATGTCTATGACCAGGTAAGTGTTGGAATTACGCCTTTAGAGTTCAGCTACAACGAGGCTGGAGTCATGCTGATTGAAAAAGCAGCCTGGACAGAATTATCGCTAGTTTCACACGGCGCATTTGGCGCTAGTGCTAGCATCACAGATGTAGCAGCGAGTATCCCCACATCAAATGGGGAAATAAGCGATAATACAAAAGAGGAAGCCGACACTCCTGAACCCCTAGAGCCACAGGAGAACCCAGTGTCAGAAACACCAGCCCCAGAAGTAATCGAAGCATCATCAGTTTTTGCTCAGCCTAAGCGCGAGTTTGCTATGCCATCAGCATCAGAAGTGCTCGCTGCATACCACATCGGTGGCGACACCTACGCCAAAGTAAATGACGCTTTTATGCAAGCACAGCGCCGTAACCAAACAGCATTGCAGGCTGCAGCTGGCGACATTGTTACAGGTGACACTTTAGGGCTCCTGAACCTCAACGTGCTCGGACCCCTCTTTCAGGATCTAAACTTCGTTCGTCCTGTCGTTTCAGCATTTGGCGCTCGCGCGATGCCAGCGTCACCATCTCGCCAATTCGTGAGACCCACCATTACAACTCATACGTCAGCAGCCGTACAGGCAAACCAACTTGATGCAGTATCAGCTACCACAATGGTTATTGCTGCAAACACAGTTACTAAACAAACTGTTGCTGGCCAAGTCACGCTTTCACAGCAAGACATCGACTTTACAGACCCGAGCGCTTTGCAACTCGTATTGAATGACCTTAGTGGACAGGTGCTCATCAAAACGGACGACATCGCAGCCGATGCACTTGTTGCTGGTAAAACAGCATCAGGCTCGACTTGGACAGTAACGGCAGCAGACCCAACCACATTGATTAGCGCACTGTATGACGCAGCACGCGAAATCGCTGAGGACAGCAACTATTTCCCAACTCACTTGTGCGTGTCACCAGATGTATGGGAATTGCTTGGCCGTCAAACCGACGCAGACAAGCGTCCGTTGTTTGGTTACAACGCAAACGGCATGATGACCACCAACTCAATCGGCAATGTTTCAGGCATGCAGTACACCAGCATGAACGTGCTCGGTCTCACTGTTGTGGTTGATAACAACTTTGCTTCTGGCACCATGCTTGTTGTGTACGCACCAGGATTTGAAATTTACGAATCTGGCGCTACTTTGCAGAGCTTCGAAAACCCATCAACATTGGGCCGCACTCTCAGTATCCACCAGTACTTCGCCACATTTGTTGCAAAATCAAGCTTCATTCAAGGCATCGTAGTCGCCTAACCCGAAAGGCGATAGCCAATCATGGCTACATACACAGTCATCTTTCATCAGCGTCTAAATGATTACGCTGTTGTGCAAACACTTGAGGCAACCGACATTGCCATCGGTGAATCAATCACTATTGCTGGTGTAGGCCACCAACTAAACGGCACACACACTGTTTACGCATTGCCTCAATACCTTTTTGTAGGTGTAAGCGATGAAGGCGACATACAGCTTGATGCAAACGTGCCGATACCTAATCAGGTTATGTTTTATGACGTTGATGGTGATCTAGAACGCTCTGCAGCAATACCACCTGGCACGCTTGCTTATACGCAAACATGCACGTGGGTAACTAGCGCCAATGTGCAGTTATGGCTTGGCCTGACTAGCCCTAGTGCCGATGAGACAACCTTTTTGGCACAGTGCGTGTCTGCCGGTAATCAGGTCGCCTATCGGCGTAGGCAAGAGGCAGGGTATTACGACAGCCTTAGCACTAGCCCATCTGGCGATTGCACGCTCGGCACCATAATGCTTGCTGGCGCTTACTTCCGTCAGCGTGGCAGTATCGATCAGTTTGCAAGCTTTGACGCTATGGGCCAAGCAATCACCACCAATGCTTTCACACCGATGGTGAAACAGTTGCTAGGTATTGATAGGCCTGCTGTTGCGTAATGGCTTACACCGACCTGTTCAATGAGGCCATAGACGACCTAGCCACCACGCTGGCCACTATTAGTGGCTTGCGAGTAGTGACAGACCCTCGAAACCTCAACAGCAACTGCTGTTTTATCGATGCCCCAACCTTTGAGGCTTTCAACAACAAAATCGTCACGATGCGTTTCCCTGTGCGCGTCATCGGTATAGGCCCAGGCAACCTAGACACGCTCAGGCCATTGCTTGCAATTGCAGCTGCACTACTCGATAAGAACGTGGCAGTAACTGATGGCAGGCCAGGGCTTGCCAGTATCGGTGGGCAAGAGTTCCCTGCCTATGATCTACAAATCTCTTTGCAGGCTGCATACCTATAATGCTCACCTGCCCTAGTAAAATCTGACATAATAAAAGCATCACTGGTGGCCGACAACACCTAACACCAAAGGACAGACATGGCCACCAGCACTACTACCTATCTCACAAATCCAACAGTGACAATTACGCCTGCCACATCTGGCACACTGTTTGACGCAACCTCGGTAACTTCATCGGCTTCAATTTCGGTGGGCTATGACAGTTTGGAAAGCACTAGCTTCGGAGATGTTGCCCATTATTTCGTGAAGGGGCTTCAACAGTGCGAAGTTACATTGACCTGCTACGCCTACTACGGTTCAACCTCAGTTGAGGCCACCCTTTTTGCTGCTCTGGGCACAGGTACCTCAACAATCGTTATCTCACCTGCAGGTGCTACCGAGTCAGCCTCAAACCCTGAGTACACCATCACAAACACCATGCTCGCATCGTTTACGCCAATCACAGGCTCCTACGGTGAGCTCTCAATGTTTGAGGTAACTTTCACCGGTGGCTCATTCGCACGCGACATTACTTCGCCCTAATCTCTAAACAGAAAGCAGACCCGACATGCAACTAACCATGCTCGTAAACATCGGCTCGGGTGACTACACAGTTACCACGAACCTCTACACAATCGTTATGTGGGAGCGCAAATACAAGCGCAAAATTAGCCAAATACAAGATGGTGGCCTCGGTATTGAGGACTTGGCATACATGGCTCACGAAGCAAGCAAACAGCAAGGTGCAGTGACAGTGCCTCTAATGCTTGATGACTTTATCAAGCAGCTGGTCAATCTTGAGGTGATCGAGCAACCAGACGCAAACCCTACCGAGGTGGCACCTACCGACATTCCCTAGCAACACTGCTAGTCGAGTGTGGCTGGTGGC